TGTCACCGTAAGACCAAATGAGTCATCAACGAGAAGTGTCAAATATTCGCGTCAAGATAGTTTATTTGACGTAAAATCTGATTCAAAAGTTTACTATCTTCAGGAAGTTGAAGATGAAAGATACCAAGTATTTTTTGGAGACGGAATTTTTGGCAATAAACTTCAAGATAACAATTTTGTCACTGTAGACTACATTGCATCTAATGGTGATGCTGCAAATGGAGTAAATCAATTTACTTTTGCTGGTAGATTTGTATACACAAGAAATTCTCAAGAGTATACAGTAACATCTGGAATTTCCCTCATCACGACCGGAATATCTGCATCTGGAGGAGAATCAATTGAAGGTGTTGAGTCAATTAAAAAGTTTGCACCAAGAATCTATGCATCTCAGAATAGAGCTTTAACTGCAAATGATTATGAAACACTAATTCCAGCAAAAATTTACCCAGAAACCGAATCAATTTCAGTTTTTGGTGGTGAAGAGTTAGTTCCTCCACAATACGGTAAAGTTTTTATCAGTATTAAACCAAGAACTGGTGATTATGTTTCAAATGCAGTTAAACAAAACATTAAAAGGGATCTTAAGAGGTATGCTGTTGCAGGAATTGTTCCTGAAATTTTAGATCTCAAATATTTGTACTTAGAGGTAAATACAAAAATTTACTATAATACCAATTTTGCTCCATCAGCAACATTTGTGTCATCACTCGTTCAAAACAACGTAACAAAGTATTCTGAGTCAAGTGAGTTAAACAAATATGGTGCAAGATTCAAATATAGTAAATTTTTGAAAACAGTTGATGACAGTCATGAATCAGTGACATCAAATATTACAACCGTAGCCATGAGGAGAGATCTTAGAGTGGTTACAGATACATTTGCTGAGTATCAAATTGGATTTGGAAATTCTTTCCATATTAAGAGTATGAGTGGATATAATATTAAAACTTCTGCTTTCACAGTTGCAGGAATTCAAAATAACGTATATTTGGCTGACATTCCAGACACTAATAGAATCACTGGGTCTCTTTTCTTCTTTACTTTACCAAGTGTTGGGTCACAGTCTCCAACTATTGTAAGAAGAAATGTTGGAGTTATTAATTATGTTAGTGGAACCGTTACTTTAAATCCTGTTAATGTTTTATCTGCTAAATTAAAAGATAATCAACCAACTATTGAAATTGAGGCGACTCCTTCATCAAATGATGTTGTCGGATTACAGGATCTTTATTTGCAACTAGATATAAGTAGCAGCAATTTTGAAACTGTGGTTGATGATATAGCTTCTGGTTTAGATCCTTCTGCTTCTAGTTACATTGTATCTTCTAGTTACCCTAATGGAAACTTAGTTCGTGCAGGATCCCCAGAAACACCCTCTGTCACCACTGGAGCAGCAACGGGAGGTTCTTCCGTAGCGACTACAAGAACAACTGTACAACAGTCCACTGCATCAACACCACAGTCCACTACATCAACATCTGGTTCCTCGGGTAGTTCCTCAGGTGGGTCCTCAGGTGGTGGATCATACTCCTACTAAACACAAAGAAGAAAATTCATAAAATGTCAGAAAACAGAGTTCAGTTTAATGCTATTGTATCCAACCAACTTCCTTTATATGTAAAGGAAGATTTTCCACTTATTTCTGAATTTTTAAAGCAGTATTATCTTGGACAAGAGTATCAAGGTGGACCGATTGATCTTATTCAAAATATTGACAAATATATTAAATTAGACGAAACCACTAATTTATCAGAATCAGTTGTTTTAAACGGAGATCTTGATTTTGATGAAACAACGATTAAGGTTGATCCAGGGGAGTCTCCAACTGGAACCACTGGATTTCCAGACTCTTATGGACTTTTACAAATAAATGATGAAATAATTACATATACAGGAAAAACGAATTTTTCATTCACTGGGTGTATTAGGGGTTTTGTTGGAATTACTTCATATAGAAGTGAACTTAATAAAGAAGAAGTCATATTTAAAGAAACAGAATCTGATGATCATAAAGATGGATCGACGATTAAGAACTTAAGTTGTTTATTTTTAAAAGAATTTTTATTAAAAACAAAACATCAAATTACACCAGGTTTTGAGGATAGGAGTTTTGCCTCTGAATTAAATCAAAATATTTTTATAAAACAGGCAAAAGATTTTTATTTGAGCAAAGGAACAGATGTATCCTTTGAAATTTTATTTAAAGCTTTATATAATGAAGATGTAAAGATTATAAAACCTAGAGATTTTTTAGTTGCACCATCAGATGCACAATATAGAGTTACAAATGACTTAGTAGTTGAAGCTATTGATGGAGATCCAGAAAATTTAGAAAATGCAACACTGTACCAAGACCAATATAAATTTGGAAATGGTATAAACAAAGCATATGCTCCAATTACAGACATTGAAAAAATACATGTCGGATATGGGCAAACTTTTTATAAAATTAGTTTTGATGGTGGATACAATAGAGACATCAGGGTTGATGGATCTCTCTACGGGCAATTTGCTGTAGAACCATCAACTAGGATCATCGGACAAGTTTCCTCTGGGTCTACAATTCTTGATGTTGATTCAACCGTTGGATTTGGATCTACGGGAGAACTGTATGTAACATATTCCGATACAACTACAGGAGTAGCATCTTACACATCAAAATCTCTAACTCAATTTTTTGGTGTTACTAACGTAACTAAAACAATTCCTGATGCAACCACAGTTGGTGTCAATACTTTTGCTTACGGAAGATCTAAATTAGATCAAGATGATATTATTA